GTCTGTTGTTCTTCTGTCGAGACTCTCGCATAGCCGATTAGCATGGCACTGCTAGTTTTCTTATTTTGGAAACCAGCAGTTTAAGCCATTGTGTTACTTGGCGGAAAGGGACCTTTTCGAACCCCTGTGCGAGGGCTTCCTTAGACGGGAGCAGGGTTGCTAGTCCGATAAAGGTTGCGACAAGAACGGACATAGCCGTAGCTAAGCCCATCTCTAGAAAGATGCGTCTCGGTTTCTTCCGAGCCTCCTCTTGAGCGCAAATACGCACGACTTCCTCAATGGATACGTCGGCTTCCTTCGCTAGGAGAACCACTGTCTGGAAGTCGGGTAAGCGGTTGCCTTTGCTAAACCGATCAAGAGTCGATTGCGGAATTCCCCAGTCGGTCGCCGCTTTGTTTACAGTGCGTCCCTTTAAGGCTTTCTTAATCAAATCATCATAAGTCATAGTAATTTCCAATTTGCAAGGTCAACCCGAACGGGGTAACTTACCAATACCCCGTTCGGATTAACCCCATTTGGCGTTACCCCGGTCGGGGAATGGGTTAACCATAGCACAGTTTTCCGACGTGCCAAGTAAACAACCTTTGGGGTCACTGCCATGACACGCAAGCAAGCTCATCTTCTCGCACTCCGCAATATCTTCGTTTCGACAATCGCCCGCCGTGGGCAGCCTGACCTTCAGTTTGTCGAACTGGATGACGAAATTGCGCGACGTCTGCATGTGTTGGGCGGCTTGGCGAGTGCGTGGTAATGGCTCGCAAGCGTCTGTGCGGCTATCGCTCCTGGTGGCTCCAACTTCCCCTCTTCCGAATCCCGTTCCCCTCACGCAGGGGCGGCTAACCACGCTCGAAAGGGCGTTATATCTCCAACTGTTAAAAGGAACTCTCATGGCTGCTGATCAAAAACATCATGTCCGCATCGTCGGTTTCAAGACCATCGACTACAAGAACAAAAAGACCGGTGCGCCGGAACAAATGAAGCTTGCTCAATGCGTGGTCACTTCCGAAACCGCTGACAAGGGTCAGCAAGTCGTTGTTGGTGAGCTGGTGATGCCGAAGACGCTGCATGAAACGCCCTGCGGTGAGTACTTGGCAGAGTTCGAGCTGGCGGTGGGTCAAGACCTGCGCATCGGTTCCCGGCTCACCAAATTGCATCCTATTGGCGGGACTGCGAAGCCGAATCCGGCTCCTGCTCGTCCGGTGGCCTAACCATGCTAGTGAACACGGGCTGGTGCGTTTATATCGTCGTCGAGGGGCGGCGCAAGTTCGTCCAGGCGATGAGCAAGGACGGCGAGCCGGTGTTCACCTTCTACGAACAAGAGGCGCTGTTCTGCGAGGAATTCGAAGCGCGGCAGCTTCAGCAACTGGTGGCGCGGCTGTTTGAAAACGTGCGAGTGCTGTACGTGCCTGCGGCGGTCCGGAGGGTGTGGGGTAACCCTTGGAATGTGGTGACCTGACGATGCCAGTCTGCGCAAAAGCAATCCAACAACCTGACGGCTCCTTCCTGCTGGCGCTGGAGCCGTCAAACACGAATCTGGCTACGTGTGCCTACGTGGTCGATACCGGAACAGACTCTTTGCTCGGATCATTTGCGAGTCTGTCTCCCGGTGATGCCTTATCCATTAGCGCAGCGGCTGCTTTCGTCTGGGCTATTGCGTGGGGCTTCAGGCAATTGATCCATTCCCTCAACTTAGGAGATTCACATGATGAAAAGCTTTAAACGTGTTGCTTCCGCTGCTGTTACCGGTTTCGCTGCTGCCGCTGGCTCGGCGCATGCCGCCATCGAAACGACCGCGATTACGACCGCACTCACCGATGCTGGCACCGCTGCTGGAGTCGTCGGCGCTGCTGTCCTGGTGGTGGTGGTCGGTATCAAGGCGTACAAGTACATCAAGGCGGCGATGTAATCCGGCGATACCGGATTGGGGCTTCGGCCCCTTTTTTTTCGTTTACGCGGGGGCGATATGGAAGGCTGGATTGTGTTGGTCGTTGCGCTTGGCGCGTTCTGGATCATTTTTGCGCCATGAAAAACATCATTTCTTCGCTGTTGCTTCTGCTGGCTTTCGTGGCGAGTGGCGCGTCTGCGGGATCTATCTACGAATGGACGAGTCCGTCGCAGATGGTAGGGAAACGGTATCACACGGGGATCGAGGCGTGCGAGGGCTACGCTAAAACGATTTATCCGACGTATACGTCCCCAAGTGGAAGTCCGGAGACTTGGGGGCAGGCGGAAGGCAATTGGAAGTGCTATGCGTATTCGCCTTCGGGAAGCAGCACTTATCTATCGACGGCAATCGCGAGGACCTGCCCGGTTGGCGAGCAGAAGCAACTGGAATGGTTCCGGGGCTGGAAACCTTCAGAAAGTCAGCCCGTGGCTGTCGCCTACAATCCGCCGGCAGAAGTGGAATTTCAAGCGTGTCTTTACAACTATGTGTCTGTTGCGAGCTGCCAGTCCTACGTGAGTGATCCGCTGGCCGTATTCTGTACCGGCAATTACTCAAGCACTGGTGAGGAGGCCGCTGCCGGTGCTGCGAAACCATGTAGCGATCTGTCCTGTGCGACGGAAAAGCCTCCCGCTACCTGTGAGAATGGCGCGACGGACTATCCGACTTGCACGCCGCCGACTTGCGCCAATGGGGGGACGAACTATCCGACTTGCACCCCGCCGACCTGCTCGAATGGCGCAACCGACTATCCGACCTGTACGCCGCCGACCTGCTCGAACGGCGCGACCGACTATCCGACCTGTACGCCGCCTAACACTGGTGGCGGCACTGGCGGCACTGGCGGGACCGGGGGCACTGGCGGCGGAACGAACACCTGCTGGAACGGTGCGCCTGATTATCCGACTTGTGCGCAGACGGGCGGCAGTGCTGGCGGCACTGGTGGAACGGGCAGCGGCGGCGGTAGCTCGATCTCAGGTGACTGCGCGAATATCGTCTGCTCGGGTGATGCGATCACTTGCGCGATCGCCAGGGCGACCGCTGTAGCGAATTGCCGAGATGTGGAATCCGTTGCGACGCTGAAGAACTCTCCGGAGTATTCGCTTGGGGGTGCGCTGATGGCTGGCACCGATCCCCAGGTGGGGATACCCACGAAGGCGAACGGCATAACGATGACGATGACCAGCCTTGACCAGTCTGCATGGCTCGGTACTGGCTCCTGTTTCCCGGACAAGCAAATCAGTTTCCGGGGGCAGACCATCACGATTCCGTTTTCTCAGGTGTGCGAATACCTGATCGTGTTCCGCTACGTGACGATGATTATTGCGCTTCTGGTGAGCTTCAAGATTCTTTCCGGCTCGATTCTAAGGGACTAGACCATGCATTTTGTTGCTCAAGCAATCGTTGGTGCGCTCGGCTTTGCGGCCAGTTCGCTGGTAGGTCGCGTGCTGCTGGCACTCGGGTTGTCGTATGTGACGTATAGCGGGTTCGATGTGGGCTTTCAGTGGCTGCTGGACCAGATCAAAACGAACATGTCGGGCATGCCGGTTGACGTAGTGGCGTTCCTCGCGTGGCTGTGGGTCGATAAGGCCATTTCGATGATCTTCTCTGCGATGAGCGTTGCATTGACGCTGAAGATGGCAGGCGGCACGAACATAACCAAGCTGGTGATGAAATGATTGACCTGATTACCGGCTTGCCTGGCAACTGCAAAACGCTCTATACGATTTCATGGGTGCGGGAGTGGGCGAAAAAGGATTCCCGCGCGGTGTACTACTCCGGTATTCCGCTGTCGGACGAAGGCAAGGCGGAACTCGGCTGGACCGAGATCGAGGCTGAAAAATGGATGGAGTGTCCGCCAAATTCCATTGTGGTGATTGACGAATGCCAGCGCGTTTTCAGGAACCGCAGTATCAATTCCCAGCCGCCCAAGTTCGTGACCGAGCTGGAGACACACCGGCACCTGGGGATTGATCTGGTGTTCATCACGCAGCATCCGATGCTGATTGACCCGGCGATCCGGCGCCTGACCGGGCGCCATCGGCATATGGTGCGAATCTGGGGCATGGAGGCGTCCACGGTGCACGAATGGGGCGCGGTGCGCGACAACTGCGACAAGCCAGCGGCCCGGAAGGACTCCGAGAAAAAGAAATGGGTGTTCGACAAGAGCGTCTACAAGCTCTACAAGAGCGCGGAGGTTCACACAGTCAAGCGCGCGATCCCGATGCGCGTCAAGCTGCTGCTCCTGGTGCCTGTGGTGATCGCCGCTGCGGTGTGGTACGTGTACCAGTTCACGCAGAAAAAGACGCAGCCGCCGCCGAACCAGCCAGCAGCGACGCAGGCCGGAATGGTGCACGTTTCCGCCAGTCCCGCGGGGACCGGGAAACCGGTTGTGCCTGACCCAGCGGAGGACCTGAAGCAGTACGCCTACCAGGCAACGCCTCGAGTGCAGGGCCTGCCGCAGACCGCGCCGAAGTACGACGAAATGACGAAGCCGTCGAGCGTGCCGGTACCTGCGTCCTGCGTTGCGTCCGGCTCGCGCTGTCAGTGCTACACACAGCAGGCAACGCGGATGGAAGTCCCGGACGAAACCTGCCGCCAGATCGTCGATGCCGGCTACTTCATGGACTTCGACCCGGACGGGCGGCGCGAGCGGACCGCGAAGTCTGTTGCGGTACTGGATCGCGAAAAGCCGCTGCCGATATCCGGCGTCAGCACGCAGGACCGGCCGCCGGTCTATGTGATGGAAAAGGACGGGTACGGTGTGTTGGGTGCGCGCCCTGGCGCTGATGGTGGCAAAGGGGTATAGCGGAGTCGAGCCGGCCCCGAAGGGGTGAAATATCCCCGCGTGTTAATTGCTCGTTTCTTCAGGTTTCGGTTTTCGGAGTGCTCCCAGTAATCGCCTCCAGCGTGGCAGGGGGATTTTCAGGCGGTTGCCATCGCATGCGCTGCTTCGATGCGCTGGCCGTGGTGTGAAACCCGTCCCCCTTGCAAACCACGTTTTTCGGTTGTGCTTCATTGTCGGTTGTTCTGCAACCACGGATTTTGGGGTTAGGGCTTGCCCCGGCCGCAAGGCGGTCCGCGAAGCGGCGCCAGCGGCAGGGGCCGCGAAGCGGCCCCTAGACTTGTACCTAGAACACTTAAGGAATAAGAGAGGAAAGTAGCTATGGAAAGAACTAGAAATCTTGAGGTTGCCAATCCCCATCCCCTTACAAAGCGCCTTGCTCCAGCAGGCGACAAGCGAAGCGTAGGCGTCGGCGATACTTCGTCAAGACTGTTTGAATTGCGGTCCTGCATAGTTGCGCGCTTAGAGGCGGCGAACGAAAGCGCTGATTGGCCCGAGTATTGGCGGATTCAAGACGGTGTTGTCCAAGTGGGCAGGGAGCATCCTGCGCTTACTGGTCAACGTTGGGCAACTGTGGATATCGACTGGCAGGATGTGCCGTTTTTATCCGTTGTGCTTTGCGAGAGGATGCGGGATCGTCGTTTCGCTGAATTTCACGGTATCCCGTTCTAACTGAAACAAAAAACCCCGGTCAGGTCTGCCAACCTGCCGGGGCTCACACTCGATGCACTTTAGACGGAGAAATCGAATGCTTGCCTGCACTCTAGACAAATTCCAACGCAATATCAACGCCGACGTCTTTACGCGTCGTAAATCTGTAACGATTACTGAGTTTCCTCAAGGTGTAGAGGTTCTCGTTCGCGAGAACCACGAGACTTGCTCGGATGGGGCGATGTACATTGAGGTCGAACGGACCAAGCGAGGCGAAGGGGATCACGAGCGGTCACGTTCCGTGGCCGCCCGCCGCGCAAAGAGCCAGGTGCGCAAGCGTTGCAAGATGATTGGTGCCGACTGCATGCTCACGCTTACGTACCGCGAAAATATGCAAGATGAGGAACGGCTTCAGCGCGACGTGAAAGCGTTTGTGAAGCGTCTGCGGGCCTTGGGACCATTCGAATATGTGCTGGCGGTAGAGTCGCAGGAGCGTGGCGCTTTGCACGTGCATATGGCGTGCCAATCGTTCCCCAAATGGATGGAAAATGCGGACGGCATCAAGGTGAAGAGCTACAACTTGATCCGGTCGATATGGCGTGGCGTGGTCGGTCAGGACAATGGCAATGTGGATCTCACAAAGCCCCGCAGCAACGGCGCGCACCGCATTGCCTGCTACATATCCAAGTACGTCGCAAAGACGTTCGAAGAGGCTGTATTCAATGCGAAGAGCTATTGGTGCAGTCGCGGGATACCGAAACCGAAAATCGTGAAACTCTGGTTTTCAGGTGATACGCCATCTGCTGACCTCCTGGCGCTCGTCATGGGCGATTTTATTGGTCGGGGTTATCAGGACTTCACGCACTATCATGACCAGCTGAATGAATTTCACTGGTTTGCAGCTGGGCGAGGGTGAGTATCAGGCGGCGAACTGTAGAGCGCCTTGGCGGGATTCCTCGGCACGTTTAATAGCGCGTTTCACGCTTGAGATATGGATTCCGTAGCGGCGGGCAAGTGCGCTTTTGGTGTATTTCCCTGAGTACCAAAGTTTTATTGCCTCGGCTTCCTCGTCGGGGGTAAGACCGCGCGGGCGGCCAACAATTGTGCCTCGTCTCATTGCTGCGGCCATGCCGACACGGGTGCGCTCTCGTATAAGCTCCCGTTCAAATTCTGCGAAAGCGCCAACAATCTGGAAGATCATCCGGCCGGTTGGAGATTTCGTGTCGATGAATTCGGTGAGAGAACGGAATTCGGCACCTGCGGCTTCGATGCGCTCGATGATGGTAAGTAGGTCTTTGAGGGAACGTGCGATGCGGTCAAGCTTGTAGACCACGACGGTGCAGCCAGGGGTGAGGGAGAGTAGGAGTTGTTCAAGTTGAGGTCGGCGCATAGAACCGCCTGACCTCTTTTCCTGATAGATGCGCTCGCAACCTGCCTTCGTTAGAGCGTCGAGTTGGGCGTGAGTCTGTTGTTCTTCTGTCGAGACTCTCGCATAGCCGATTAGCATGGCACTGCTAGTTTTCTTATTTTGGAAACCAGCAGTTTAAGCCATTGTGTTACTTGGCGGAAAGGGAGGGATTCGAACCCTCGATACGGGAGAA